AAGCAAATACTTCTTATGTAATTTATGTAGAAGATTTGGTGGATCACTCATTTCAAAATGCTGACGTAGTCTCAAACGCTACATCTAAGATAACCTACTCTCTTCCAAAGTCAATGGTACAATTTGACAGGAAGTTCTTGTTCAAGGTATTAGACTCAACAGGGCAAACGGTAGTAGAAGACAACCTAGACATCTATAGGCCCTACGTAGACCCCAAAACATTAGGTACAACAGCTTCAGAAATCTTGGAGTACAAGACCTTGGAGATAGTCTCCAGGGCAATTATTGATAGCGTAGTAGCCAAAGGCTTTTACAATAAAAAAGTAAACGTGCAAGCTGCTGGGCAGGGCTCAGATTATATGCCATTATGGTACGATGTAAACAAAGTACTACGTGTTCATGAGAACAGCAAATTAGTTTTTGATGGAGAAGACGTCAAGCTAAGAATCTCAGGATTCCATGATGTAGAGCAGCCAGTAACAAAAGATGTAGGCCTAACAACAGTTGAGGCAAACAAGTATGAAGTAGGAAATAGGATTGTAATCTCTGGTGTCCAAGAAGAGTACGAATCACTTAACGGATCTTTTATAGTATCAGAAATAATTGATGAGCATTCTTTTAGGGTCAGAGCAAAGATCGCAGACTACTCAGCAGTTGCAGATGAAAATTTTGCCCTAGCTCTTAGGGGTTGGGATGTCTTGTACAAGGTCTCAAGAGATAACTCGGCAATCGTAAGAGAGCTCGCTGGCGTAGTAAACAGGCTAGAAGGCCGGCAAGTCACAGTACCTATTGGTCGAGGAGACCTGGTGTATGACGCAAGAAACTTCGGAGACTTTCCTAAAGGATGGGACTATAACTTTGTTCTGGATGTAGGCCCCAAGGCCATTTCTCCAGACATCGAGTATGCCACAAAGCTTCTAGTTGAAGACCTCAAATGTGGAAAGCTTGAGTATTTTCAGAGGTATGTATCTGCTTATAACACGGACCAGTTTAAGATTCAGTTTGACAAGCAACTCTTTGGTGGAACAGGAAACCTAATAGTTGACAAGATCCTGAGCCGACACGTTGACACGATTACTAGGCTAGGAGTCCTGTAGTGGCTGCATGTGACGTAATCGACTTTACCTTTCCGATGCAGGTAGACATCCTGCACCCAATCGTAGAGCAAGGAAGTTACGGAAACATAAAGAAGGAATGGCTGCTAGACAGAACCATTGCTTGCAACTTCTCCTCCGCAGGTTCTGCATTTTCAGAAGACGTTAAGCCAAACATAAACATCACCCAAGAGTTCGTCTTGGTAGGTCGGTTAAAAGCCGACCCTAGGCTTTCCGCAAGGCAGGAAAAGAACTCTATAACTAACGTAATCTTAACTAACATTAAAGACAAGCAAAAGAATTATCTTTATAACGAAACTGCTGGGGTTCGCTCAGGCAGGTCTACTATCTTTGAGCTTGCATCTGTAGAGCCTTTTGTAGGGCCTTTCGGAAGCATCGAATATTATAAGGTAGTAATACGAAGGTCCGAAAACCAGGCAGGAAATATCTAATGAGGGCTGTGTTTGGGATGTCATCCTTTAATAAAGACATGAACAATTTGGTCCAGTACTCCATTGGCTTTCTGGACGGTGCCCAGAGGGGCAAAAGAGTATTCAAAAGGGAGATAGGTAAGTCAGCCGTAGAGATGGCTAAGCAGTTTATAGACTCAAATGCTAGGGTGGACCCAGAGGCACTGCAGCACGTATACGAGTGGTACAGTTCCGGAAACCCATCGGCAAGGCTGTACGACATAGACTACGTTGTTACTGGTGCTGGGGTTTCAGTCTCTTCAACATTCAGGCAATCAGAAGCTATCCAGAACGGCTCTAATGTACCATTTTACGATAAGGCAAGAATCATGGAGTACGGAATCCCTGTCAGGATTACTCCAAAAAGATCTACGGTCCTTGCTTTTGAGCAAGACGGCGAGACAGTGTTTACTAGGGGGCCGATTGACGTAGCCAATCCTGGAGGGGTAGATGCCCAAGGATCCTTTGAAAGGGTCTTTAACATATTTATGGACCAGTACTTTTCTCAGGCGTTCCTTGACGCCACGGGGTTAAGGGCATACTTATCCAGGCCCAAGGCCTTTCATAATAACATTAGAAGCGGTATGGCAGGCGGAAAATCTATAGGCCTGTCTGCAGGGTACTCCTGGATAACAAAGGCACAGGTAGACATCTAATGGCTATATATTACCCCCCAGCTTTTATTAACTCATATCTAGCACAGGCCGTACCAGATACGCTTGGGGCAGATTTTGTGTTTCCCTTCTTCCCGACTTCACCAACAGCTATCGAGGACTTGACAGTATCCTTTCCTGACGCGGCTAATAATATTTTTGCTGTTTACGATAGAATGTTTAAAATGAGAAAGACTCCATTTCCTCACATAAAGTCAGAGCAGCTCTTGTATTACTTCTACAAGACATCTGGTGATCCAGTGCAGCTGATTGAAGCCACGCAAGTAATACAGGACCTTCTAGACAGAGAAGACGAGTCTGCTCAGGAGCTAAACTCTTTTTCTGTAGCAAAGCAGGCATCTGCAAACCCACTTCTAGACGATAAAGGAGAAGTCCGACCTACACCCTTCTTTCATAGAATCAAGATTTACCAGCTAGAAGAGACTAGAGACCTCATTGATTTTGGCACTGCAAGGACCTATGCGGGGAATAAAATAATCATTGACTACGACTGGCATAAATAGATAGTTAAAAAAACGTGGTATAATAATGATGAGGAAACAAACGCTCTTTACTCTATTTAAGGAAAAAGAGGTGAAATAATATGGCATATACACGTGGATCTAGTTCCAACATTATCGTTGGAGCAGCAGCACTATTTACGTACGAAGATGGGCTTCTTACAGACGCAGATCTTCCAGCTTACGTGGATGACGTGTCGTTCAAGGAAACACTTGATGGCGACGTAGACTTCCGTAACGTAGGCTACACAATGAACGGCCTAGAGATTTTGTTTCAGCCAGACTTCGGAGAAGTTCAGGTTGACCAGGTACTAGACGTTGCAAAGCTTTACAAGCAGGGAATGCAGGTTAATCTTAACACTGCTTTCGCTGAGTCCACTCTAGAGAACCTCTTGTTTTCTATTGCTGGAAAAGACGCAGACCTAACTACAGTTGCACTGAACCCAACACTAAACCTGTCCGCAGGTGAAATTGGAGAATGTCCAGTTGAGAGAGGCCTAGTAGCCGTTGGACCAGGTACAGGAGACTGTGCACTTTCTGACCAGGTTGAGCGCGTCTATGTTGCATACCGAGCACTCTCCATTGAGAATGTTACAGTATCAGCAAAGCGTGATGAGGCAACAATGTTTGAGGTCTCGTTCCGTCTTCTACCAAATGACTCAGCGTCATATGGAAAGATCGTAGATCGCACAATCCCAGCTGCATAAAAAGTAAATATAATTTAATATAGATTTCCCTCTCAGATTGCATCTGGGGGGGATTTCTTTTTGCTATACTTATAGGATGGCAACTAAAATTTATGAATCCGGTATCGTCGAATTAGTCGACGGTACAGAGCTTTATGTCACCCCGTTAAAAATTAAATATCTCAGAGAGTTTATGGATGCCTTCCGGTATATCGAAAGTTCAGAGAATGATGACGAGTCCATGACACATATCCTAGAGTGCGTAAGGATATCTATGAAGCAGTTCTGCCCTTCAATAAAAACCATTTATGACGTAGAGGATAACCTTGACATACAAGGTCTATACGCAATACTAAAGTTTGCCGCTGGGATAAAGATAGAGCCTGAGAATGAGCCCTCTGAAATAAAAGAAAAGGCTACGGACTCTTCAGTGTCCTGGGAAAACACAAAGCTTGCAGAGCTTGAGGCAGAAGTGTTCCTTCTGGGAATATGGAAGGACTATGAGGACCTAGAGCTTTCAATGTCTATGCCAGAGCTGTCTGCCACTCTTAATGCAAAGAGGGAAGCTGAATACTCAGAGAAAAAGTTTTTGGCAGCAATTCAAGGTATTGACATCGACAAGCAGTCGGGCAAGAAAGATGAGTGGGAAGAAATGAAGGCTCGTGTATTCAGTGGTGGAAAAGCTAAAGATGCAAACGACATTACAGCCTTGCAGGGTGTAAATGCTAGAAACGCTGGCTTCGGAATAGGCATGGGGCTGGGTTACGAGGATTTAACTAAAAAATAAAAATCCCCTTTGTGGTATACTTGTAATAACCAAACGGGGCTATTGAGAGGAAAAAAGAATGGCTGTAACTATTAACGAAGAGAACACACTAAAGCTAATGGATGGATCTACCATAACTGTTAGACCACTAAAGATTTCGCTGCTGCGTAGTTTTATGAAAAAGTTTGAGCAGGTAGCGCAAGTTGCCGATGACAATGAAAAGTCGATGGACGTACTCATGGAGTGTGTCCAAATCGCAATGAGGCAGTACAAGCCAGAGATAGCAGAAGATCTTGCGGCTCTTGAAGAAGTTTTAGATTTACCTACTCTATACAAAATTGTAGAAGCAGCATCAGGTATTGATATGGGAGACACTTCAGTAGTATCTAATCTGACCAAATAGCCAGATAAAGGGAGGTGTAGTTTATGGCCGATATTGAATCCAATATACGGATAGATATAGACACAGCCGGTGCACTGGCGTCGATAAAAGCCCTCCAAAGCAAGATCTCCGGCTTCCAAGCACAGATGAATCGCGGTACGGCTGCCCAAGCCCAAGCCGCAAGCAAGTTATCTCAGCAGCTTGTCAGTGGTATAAACTCCACTGGCAAGTTTTCTGCTAGCATCCAGAGTGTTCAGACCTCTGCCGAATCCTTTACCTCGTCCCTTGAGAAAAACAAGCTCTCAATGGGGCAATACTTCCGTTACGCCGGCGCATCCACAAAAAGCTTTGGAAGAATGTTCACCTCAGAGCTGGGTGTTATTGAAAAGACAGCCAGGGAAAGAGTCAAGACTCTTCAAACCCAGTACGTAAAACTAGGTCGAGATGCCAGCGGTGCTATGAAGTCTATAGCTATAAGGCCTCTGAATCTAGATTTAGAAAACCTTGGAACACGGACCGCAATTGCCGCTCAAAAGCAGCAGATTCTTAATCAGCTACTTAGACAGGGCTCCACGAATCTTCTAAACTTTGGTAAGAACACCCAGTGGGCTGGTAGACAGCTAATGGTTGGATTTACAATACCTCTTACTATTTTTGGTGGGATAGCTTCAAAGACTTTTATGGAGCTAGAAGAGCAGGTCATAAAGTTTAGAAAAGTTTATGGTGACATGTTCACAACTGACATCCAGGCAGATAAGGCCCTAGAGGATGTTCGAAGGATTGCGAACGAGTTCACAAGATATGGGGTTGCTGTAAAAGACACTCTTAGCCTAGCTGGGGACGCTGCTGCCGCAGGATTCGCGGGAGAAGATCTTAATAGGCAGACAGAGCAAGCAACAAGGCTCGCCGTACTTGGTCAGCTAGATCAGCAAAAAGCTTTAGACACAACTATATCCTTGCAGAACGCATTCAGGCTATCCTCTGATGAGCTAGCAGACTCTATCAATTTCCTAAACGCAGTTGAGAACCAGACAGTTGTTGCCCTAGATGATGTTACTACTGCAATTCCAAAGGTAGCAACGGTAATTCAGGTTCTTGGAGGAGACGTCAAGGACCTGTCCTTCTTCCTGGCAGCCATGAAGGAGAGCGGCGTCAATGCGGCAGAGGGCGCAAATGCCCTGAAGTCGAGCCTTGGGCGCTTAGTTAACCCCACGACCGCAGCCAAAAAGATGTTGTCAGGTTTTGGAATTGATGTTGTCGGAATTGTTGAAGGTAACGTAGGAAACCTTAGAGGGACCATGCTCGAGCTAGGCGAAGCCCTAGACACTTTGGATCCTTTGAATAGAGCCCGAGCAATGGAACAATTGTTTGGAAAGTTTCAGTTTGCAAGGATGTCAGCACTGTTCGACAACATAAATAGAGACGGCAGTCAGGCAGCAAGAGTCCTAGACATAGCAGCAATGTCTGCTTCTGACCTTGCAAACGCCGCCGAAAAAGAGCTTGGAGTTTCAGCAGCCTCCGCGATGAACGAGTTCCGAGGATCTCTAGAAAGACTTAAGGCAAGCCTTGCCCCAATTGGAGAACTATTTCTTAGGCTTGTAACACCAATAATGGACTTTGCTGCAAAAGGTTTAGATAGCTTTAACGGTCTTAGTGACGGGATGAAGTCTGTTGTTGCAGGCTTAGGTGTCGCACTGGGAGTTATAGGCCCCGTAGCCCTGATGACTTTTGGATTGCTTGCAAACGGAGCGGCAAACATAATCAAGGGTTTCTTAGCCCTGCGTCAAATGTTCCAAAGTACTGGAAAGCAATCCCAAATCCTTGGAGAGCAAACACAGTACCTAACGGAAAAGCAATTACAAGAGATGGCTGTTGCAGCCTCTTTGGAGCAGGCACACAACAGGCTAGCACAATCCTTCACTTCTGAGGCCGCCGCTATTGAAAAGCTTGTGGTTGCATACGGAAAAGCAATTCAAAGGCAGCAGCAATTTGCAGGAGTTGGCATAGCTACAACTATGGCGGCACCGAGAAAGATGCAAGCAGGAGGAGTTGTTTCTGTTCCTGGATCTGGCAAGGGAGACAAGGTCCCCGCAATGCTGGAGCCTGGAGAAGCTGTAATTCCAGGGGCAATGGCCAAGAGGTACGCTCCATTAATTAACGGTATGATTGCTGGAAACATTCCAGGATACAAGAAGGGGAGATCTTCTGTAGGAGGATCTCTAGGCTCCCCCTCTGGTCAGATTATGCAGGTGACAAACAGGAACAGCCTTGGCGCTATAGAGACTCTTGCTTCAAACATAAACGGCGCTGACGACCTAATCAACCAGGCATTCACCAATCTTGCAAATAAAACAGACATAAGGATTAAAGACTTTGTCGAAGAAATAAAGAGAATCGCCCAAGAAACTGGACAAGGTGTTCCACAAGCCATATTAGACAGGGGCGACAGGAAGTCCAGTGCAAGCTCTGTTGGAGAAAGAAGACCTCACAGGCAGCAGATAGGCGAAGAACGAGGGGCCAAAGGAGTTGCGGAGTATGAGCGCGAGCTAAACACAGCAAAGAAGTTGCGGACAGAGCTCGAAGCAATAAACAAAACAAAGATTAAAGCCGGTAAGACCGCAATGTTCTCTGACAAAGAGATTAAAGACATGACCCAAATAGATCGATCTCACATTATCGGTGTAGATAAGGGTCTTGGAGCAAAAAGTTTTAACAGTGAGTTTACAAAGCCAGAGGTTGGGGCTAGAAATAGACTCTCCGGAATGATGCAGCTAAGCCCAAAGAACCAGTCCATGATGAAAGGCACCATGGAAGAGATGAACATGTCTCAGAAAGAGGTTGATGCTCTTCAGGACAAGTACACTCGAGGTTTAGCTCTGACAGAAGCGGAGCACGACACCCAGGCAAAGGTTCTAAAAAGAGTACTAGAAAAGCTAAAAGCAAATGCAAACCTCAGCAAGCAAGTCTCTCCAAGTTTTGAAAAATATGCAACAGGTGTCGTGACGACTGCAAGCATCAAATCCAAGAACCCTGCACTAAGAGCACCCATGGAGCGAGACACACAGGCTGCTACCCGTGAATATGAAATGATGAGAAGGAGCCGAGAAGACGCTGTTGTCAAGTCTGTCAAAAAGAATTCTAGGTCAGCCTCCCCATCCAAAAAGCTAGAGCAAGAGGGAAAGAATCTTGTAGACGGCATAGAGATGGGCGTAAGAAGCGGAGCTGACGACGTCTCTGCGGCAGGACAATCCCTGGGCCAAGCCGCAGCCGATGGAATTTACAGGGTATCCCCAACTAGGGTTACTACAAATAAAAATACTGCAATGGCTGCTCAGAGGGACAGGAACCGCGGCACTGACGCCACAGGCCTAGGTCTCTTAGGCAAGGTAAAGTCTGGCCAAGCCTCTGACGTGCAGACACGAAAGTTAATTCAAACTACGAATAACACAAGCTCTAGTATGGGTAACCTAGGTGGCAGTATTATGCAGGCTTCCTTCGCCTTTAGCAGCATGACAATGCTATTTGGTTCGATGGGGATTGAGGTAGGAAATCTTAACGAAATAGTGTTCGGACTATCTAACGCAGCATTCGCCCTAAGTCTTATCTTACCATTAGTGACAACTTTGTTTAAGAAAATGGCTGCTAGCATGGCTGGAAGAAACATGGCGGAGATCTTTTTAGGGGCTCCAGGTAGGCTGGGGGCAAAGGTTGCCGGAGCTAAGGCTACGGCCGGAGTGACGAAAGTCATGGCTGGCGGTCTGAAGAACACTTGGAAAAATCTTAGTACGGTAGGGGGCGCTCTGGGGGGTGTCCTAGGTAAGATCGTTCCCCTGTTCTTAAGGTTCGTTCCCTTTCTTGGGTTAGCCATAGCTGCCTTTGGAATTTTTAAAACTATTGGAGACATTGCGGAGCAGCAAAAGCAAAAGATAGAGGGGCTGGGTAACGCAGCATTCGCAACAGGGGAAAAGCTAAAAAACATTTCTGGCCTTATAGGTGTAGCTCTTGCGAGAGACCCAGACCGTAGAGGACAAGTAACATCCGTAGAAGGGCTGGGGGCTGGAGGGGCTCAGCGCGTTCAGGCGATAAGAGAGACTGAAGAGTTTAACAAACTAAAGGGTGAAAGTTCTGACAAGGGTGGCTTCAAAGAAGACATCGAAAACATAAAAAAGGCAACCGTAGAGCAGGCCAAGGTGGCGCTCGACAACCTGGCTCTTCAGCTGTTGGCCCTCTCCCCAGAAGGAACAGACCCCGCAGTAATTCAAGAATACGTAGCAGCAATTGCTGCGGAAGCAGGGCAGACAGATCTGGACCTCTCCTTTATCCTGAGTGTAGACTTGTCAGACCCAGAACAGTTCGATAAGTTAGTGTCTTCTGCGACAAGCTCTTTTTCAAAGATTCAGTCAGAGTATGAGTCGTCATTAGCTAATGTTAAGAATGCAAATTTTTTGCCAAAAGACCTGCTACCTCAGCTAAACATGCTAGGCTCCGAGTATTCTTCGGTGTTTGAGGCACTAAATACTGGATTCTCTTCTGGTGTTATCGAGCAAGATGCTTACGAGAAAGCAACAGAGGGGCTTCTCTCAAACGTTGCTTCTCTAGGCACAGGTGCCAAGGTCGTAATGGACAAGCTTTTCGAAAATGTGGGAATAGATCCAAAAGAATTGAGTGGGATACAAGATGTTAATGATAAGATGCTTGCATTCAAGGTTCTTCAAGCTGGAGGCAATGTATCCGATGAAGATCTTTTTGCCCTAGATAACGCAGATGATTACAGTGCAACTCAGGACGAGATTAATGCCGGCGCTGAGGTTAGGACTGCCCTCGAAGAGCGCCTAGCCGCAAGCATAGCCAATACTACAAATGCTCTGCTGGCAAAGGCCGAAGGAGAACGAGAAGTAAACATCCTGACGTCGACAGCAGCAATCGATGATGAAATAGCTGCGAATGAAGCGTTGCTTGGCCTTTACCCAAGGCTTTTGGAGTCGCTGGGGAGTGAGGAAGAAGCTCTTAAAGCGGTTACTGACGCACAAAAGCTAAAGCTAATACAGGATGCAATCGAGCAAGATCTGACGAAGGGCACAACTGAAAACTACGATAACGTAATTTCTGCGCTGAGCTCCTTAGCTGAATCGCAAGAAGCCGTTAACGACGTAACGTCTAGGTCAAACCTTCTTACAGAAATCGCAAACCTCAGAGAGAAAAACTCTGTCCTTGCATGGTTGACCAGTAATGGACTCTCAGTTGCTAAGGCCATGGAAGTTATAGGAAATGCTACACTTTACGCCGGAGCTGCAGCCTCCATGGCTGGGGAAGAGTTTGAAGAATTCAAGATTATGATGGAAGAGTTCAACACTCTTTCTTCGAATATAACAGTCTCCAGTGGGTCAAGAGAGAAGAGTCCATTTGAAGAAGCCATAGAGAACCTTAAGGAGCAGCTAACTCAGTTAAAGCAAAACACAGAGGCCTATGCAAAACTCCGTAAAGCCGGCCTAGGAGTTAAGGATGCTTTTGAAAACGCAAAGGATCCAATATTGGCCGCAGCCTTGGCAACAACCAAAGTTGGCACCGCTGCATGGTCAAAGCTGGTTAACCAAATTAAGGCTGTAAACAAGGAGCTTTCCCGTGGGGCCCTTAAAGAGCTTTTGCAAACAGGAAAAGTAGACCAAGAGCTAAAGAGAAATCAGATTGCAGCTTCAAGCGCACTGACGGCTTTGGGTTACAGTTACGAACAAATAAAAGAAGTTTTATCTAATGATGACCTCGTAAACTCTGTAGCAAAAGACCTAAAAGATGGAGTTATTAACTCAAGAGATTTGCTGAACTCCTTAAAGCAAATACAGATAATGGAGGCCTTAGACGTAAAGCTAAACTTTACCACTAAAGAAGGAACTGAAGAGGAGTTCAAGAAGCTGTTCGATAAAGCGGTAGACTACCTCGAGGCACAAAAAGCAACAATAGAAGTCCAGTTTGAAATAGACACAGCATCCGACAACTCCATCGTCACAGATGCAGAAAATCTAATTGCAACCCTGAGCTTTGCCTTAGACGACCTAGATGCTCAGATTTCAGGGATTGCAGATCAAGAAGAGGACATCAACAAGAAGTACGAGGAGAGAGAAACCGCTCTTGACAAAGTACAGAAGATTAACGAAAAGATTGCTAGGCAGCAAAAGGGGCAGCTAAGCATAGCCGAAGCTCTTTCCCAGGGAGACATAGCCGCTGCAGCAGCCGCGACACAAGAGCTAAGGGCTCAGCAGGCTCAGGACAACAGAGAGGCCCAAAAAGAGTTGCTATCTCTGTCCAAGGACAGGCAGCTATCGGCTCTCCGATCCCTAGACGGTAGGTCTAGACTAGAGATTGAAGCTAAGATAAAAGACATAAAAAATGAGATTTTTAGGATTGAAGAAGATACCTTGGAGCCTGCTCAGGAAAGAATCAGGCTGATTACTGTAGAGAAAGATGCAGCCATAGCATCTCTTGAGGCGCAGATCCGTAAGTGGGATATGCTTTCTGCTAGGGTAACAGAGTCAAAGCTAAAGCTAACCCCTGAGGAAATGTCAGCAATGGAGTACCAAGCAGGTCTGATAGCGGACATGCTAGAAAACTGGGACAAGATAAAGGACAAGACCGCAACCCTGACCATAACTAAAAAGACTGTAGAAAAGAAGGACCCAACTCCTTCCAAGACAGGCTCCGGAGGTTCCGGTGGTTCCGGTGGTTCTGGTAATGGTTCATCTGGCGGTCAGAGCAGAGATGACTTGTTGCCTAATACAGATGACCCAACAAGTATTGGAGGGCCAGAAAATTCTAACGTTCCCAATACAGGACCAACGGGAGCATACGGAGATAACATTTCGGGATTCATAAAGAACCAAGAAAGAAAGACTAAGCCAGCGACAGATAACGTTTCGGGATTCATAAAGAACCAAGAAAGAGAGACTAAGCCAGCGACGAATGGATCTGACAGAAGATTTGAAAATCTAAACCCTGCTAACGCGCCTAAGCCAAAGTCCTCCTCGGTTTCCAAAGCTGACGCAGCAGAGACTACGAGGCTTATTGGCATAACAAGGGACAGAATTATAAGCGGCGATTTCTCAAGCCCAGCCCAAAGGCAAAGGTTGGTAGACCTAAACGTTGCCAGGATAACTGGTCAGAGGGTTGGCTCTGCGGCCGGAGGAATGGTTTTAAGGTACATGGCTTCTGGTGGAATGGTTCCAAAGTATATGGCAGAAGGTGGAAAGCTTATGAAGCCAATGGGCACAGACAAAGTTCCAGCCATGCTAACCCCCGGAGAATTCGTTATTAAAAAGTCTTCAGTTAATAGTTATGGCGTAGAAAATCTAAAATCAATAAATAATGGCCAAGCGCCAGATTCCAATTCAGTGTATAATTATAGTCTAACAGTTAACACGAAGAGCGGCTCTGACCCAGATGACATAGCTAGAACAGTTATGACAAGTCTAAAGAGGGTGGAGTCTCAAAGAATTAGGAGTAGTCGGTACTAATGGCAACCTCAGCTTACATGAGCAACAGAAGTAAGTACGGCCGACCACAGGCCATGCTCTGGGCAGAGAACCCTGGAAGAATAGAGGCAGGGGCCTACATACCTAACGGATACGAGGTGGGGTATGACAACGAAGAAATCTCAGACCTTACCCAGTTAAACCAGTTTTTAATATTGTCGGACCATAGTCGTTCACCTCTTGATTTTAGTATAGATAGAATAGAGCAAAGGCAAAGAATGATCAACGGCAGGATGAGGTCATATCATATTGCTGATAAGCTCAAGGCTTCCCTGTCTTGGAGCATGCTACCATCTAGATCCTTTAAGGCCGCTCCTTCATTCTCAGAAACAGGCACCACGGACTATTCTGTTGACGAACGCTACACTGTAGACGGGGGCGCTGGTGGGGTTGACCTCCTTTCATGGTATGAGGCACACTCAGGACCATTCTGGGTTTACTTGGCGTATGATAAGTTTAAGCAGGATGGGGTTGAAGACTACTCTAATCTGGCACAATATAATCAAGTCGTAGAAATGTACATTTCGGATTTTTCGTATAGCGTCGTAAAGCGAGGAACGAGCAACCACGACTTCTGGAACATTTCAGTGTCTTTAGAAGAGGTATAATGTTTGTAAATGATGAGCTAAACAACCATCTGCTAACCTCTCCAACAGTAAAGAGCAATTCCAAGGTAGTTGTAGAGTGGAACCTTAATGCGTACGATAACATTTCTAAGGTCGGCAATTACAGGTACCGTCCACTAGAAGGTCCTTCATCAGAGTTGGGCCACCTTCCATCCTTCTTTGATCCAAGCGACGAAGGCGGGTTCTACACTGGTGCCACGGACTCAGACGTAGTCCTTGACGGCGGCATTGATGAAGATGGCACCCCCATACTATTACAACAGCCTAAGCAAAAAGAAAAGCTTTTATACTCGCTAGAGGATTGCTTTGGAAGGTTCAGGCCAAGATCTGGAATCAACAAGGTTCGTTTTGGAATAACAGGGTTTGTTCATAATGCAAACCGAGACATGGCTAGAAGGCCAAGGTATTATATGTCACACAAGGACGATAAGTTTAAGTACTGGTCGTCTTATCGGGTAGAGAATGATGTAGAGTATGGTATAGCTAATGTATCTCCCCTTGGGATCAATCACATTAATGATGCTGCACCATTTGTTGTTTACGAAGAGCCCATAGCCACGAACAAGATCGTAGTCAAGGTTCAGACAAATGTTGGGGCTGTAGAATCACAAAGAGTTCTTAGCATTTCTGGTGAGACGGGAGACCCTCTCTTCGGAGACGAAAACAAGACTACCCCCTCTGACTGGGGCATAGATGTCCTAGTCGATAACCAGTGGCAAAACGTAATCAATTTTTTACCAGAAAGTACCAGACCTGACGGGTCTTCAATCATAGGGCCAGACGGCTATATGGAAATCTCCTACGGCTTGATCCTACCTAAAAAGTACCAGCAAATATTTAGCTTTAATTCCGTCTTGTCTTCTTACACAGGGCTACCTAGCTCAGGTTTTGAGGGTGAAGCTTACCTCGTAAAGGACTCAGACTCCGATAAGGGGCTTTACTATGTTTGGCTAAACAATGGGTACGAGCAATTCGTACCAGAGTATGGGTGGAAGCTTTCTGAGCAAGACGCCTCTCCAGAGTCAGAATTTGTTTCAAATATAGGAAACCCAGAGTCGTTCGTTGTCCCAAGCCAAAATGCTTTACAATTTAGAGAGTTCCAATATATTTCTGGGATAAGAGTTGCAGCAAGAAGAATGAACAAGTTCAATTCAGTATTAGATCTAATAGAGATATCCCCCAGGTTATCCGTAGACATAACGGAGATAACAAATAGCTATAATCTATCAAAGATAGCATCTGACTTAGGTAGTACAGGCCTTCCTGTAGGACAGCTCCTAGCTTCTGTAGGCTCCTTAGAACTGTTTGACCCAGACCAAGCTTTCAACAAGAGTAACGATAAGACTATCGTACCTTTTAGCTCCATAAAGAACATGCAGGTAAAAATTTATGATGTAATTTCTTATCAGCAAGACTTGTCATCTAACCGTCAAAACATCTTTTACGTTCCCATAAAGACAATGTACGCAGACTCATTCCCAGAAATATACTCTGATACAAGGTCCGTTTCTTTAGACCTTAGAGACCTATACTTTTACTTCGAGTCCCTTCCCGCTCCAGATTTACTGCTTACAAATGTGTCTTTATCCTCAGCAGTTTCGACACTGTTAGATTATATAGGATTCTCAAATTATGTTTTCAGAAGGTTGCCACTGGAAAGTGAAGATACCATTCCTTTCTTTTACTGCAAGTCAGACAGGACGGTTGCAGAGGTCCTTCAGGACTTAGCCGTATCAACTCAAAGTGCGATGTTCTTTGACGAAAACAATAACTTCGTGGTGACCAGCAAAAACTACATGATCCCATCGTCTGCAGAAAGACCTACAGACATGGTTTTGATAGGTGAAGAATCTTCCGAGCAAACAGAGGAAGACCTTCAAGCTGCAGCTGAATTTGGTATAGTTCCACCATCTAATCTGCCGAACATTGTTTCCATCTCATCGCAAGATGATGCCATTTTTAATGATGGCAAAATAGTATATAAGTCCCTATACATTCAGAAGAGCCAAGAAAACTCCGACCAAGCCTACAAGCTAGACTCTGGCAAGAACTGGGTATATAAGCCAGTACTTCTTTGGGAGGCAGCTGGAGAAGAAGCATCGAAAGCTAAAAATGAGCAGACCTCTACACAAAACGCATACAGCCTGACGGCCATACCCCTAAAGTCAGATCTATCAGAGACAGTCCCGTATGTAAGAAATGGAGTAGTAGTTTCCAATATCTTAGACCTCGGAGAGTCTGTTTACTGGCTTGGTCGTTACGCTGGATACTTCTATGCTGCTGGAGAGATCATAAGGTTTGACGCTGTGGAGTATAGCATCCCAAACATATCAGACTCCATATGGATAACAAGCATAGATGACTATCAAAACTATTTCTCTAAAATATCTTTTGGTGGTAAAATGTTTCCTACTGGAAGAGTTAGGATTTTTTCACAACCAAATTACAGGACTATCAATGGAGATCTGGTCTTGACCGAGGGTGCCGTGTCTAAACATGGTCGTGGACAGTTTGGCACTGCAATAACTAGCCATTATGCTGGAATAGATTTATCCTGGACCAATGGCTCTAAGATAAACGGAATTGGAATTAACTCAAAATTCCTGTTTGAAAGCAGCGGGGCATCTGAGATTCAGTCTGTAGAACTCCTGCCACCAGCTACACGTACTGTTTATGATAGTATCCTAACCGCCAAGTCAGACATAAAGCAGCTTTATGAAAACCTTAGTTTTTTGGGTGTAAGACTTCTGTCTAGCCCGCTAGATTCAGAGATCACGTCTTCCATGTCGGATATACGTTCTCAGATTTCTGGAAAAGAGAATCTTGTAAAGTCCAGGATGATAGAGTTAAAAGCATATACTGACGTGTCATCCAAGTATCTGAACTCTTCTTCAGCCCTGTCCCAGGCAAGACGTACTCAGGTTACCGACAAGATTAAAAACTTTTTGGCTTATTCTTATTCTTCAGAAAACCCAGAAAGCTCTTCTATGTCGACAGACACGGAGATGGTGCAAGCCTCCGCTCTGATAATGGATGGGGCTAACTCAGACGATGCCAGCTACTCTCCCATAAATCATATCACCTACGCTTTCTCAACGCCTACATTGGTTCCTGGGGAAGTCGCTACTAGCGATACTCTTCATACCCACTTTGGAACTAGGATGCGAATTATTGGACGGGTGTCTCCCTCAAATGAATCTGCTCAGGAAGCCAACGGGGCAATGACATACGTTACCGTAGAGACCACATCTCCAGAGGACAAGGCGAATATAACAGGAGGCAGTGGTGGGATATCTGGATTACTTAATAGTAAAACAGGAGAAGGTTATTACTTTGAGATAGCCGCGCTAGATTCTCTGACTATAGATAAGTACTCTGCTTCAAACATGTTCTTCTACAAGGTTATTTCGAGTGGCTCAGATGCAGAGTCTTCATCCTTGCCTCAGTTATTGTGGAGAGGTGTTTCTGATATTCTGGTAGACGGCGGGGATTTTGTCGGCCAGAGCAGGATCTTTGCACAAGAAAACCAAACGGTGTATGACCTTGCCTTTGAGTACGTTGACAATATCGATGGCACCAGGACTTTCTTCCTTTACTTAAACGGAACACAGGTAGCCACAGTCACGGACACGTCTCCAATTGTCGCTGGCAACTCCTCAGCATTGTTTATTCGCGGAACCTCGAAGTGTATGTTTGAAAATATTTACAGCATGTCAAACAATTACGCAGACAGCCCATCATCAAAGCTGGACCCAGTAGTTAGTTCTGCCTTCGGCGCCGAGGACTTGACGATAAACTCCTCGTTTTCAAAGTATGCCATAAGCGGACTAGTCCAGTCAACGTACCTGTCATCAATTGGCCCATCGAATGTTCCAAAGTACAACATATACTACGATGAGTTTGGAACTATAATGAGAGAGGCCGCCTACCTAAACATTAAGTATGATAAAGCCTTCCCAGCTCTTTACTCTAGGATAATCCCAGGTGCCAGCAAGATTAGAACGTACTGCGTATCGTCCTACTATGGAAGCCCATATGGTGCAGAGTTTTTGGTATTCAATACTACCGATACAGTTATTAGCCTGGATTCAAGCACAAACTCAGCCCTTAGAATTCAAGGTATAACATTTACTCAGCAGTCTAGTAACGAGCTAACTGTTGACGAATTCTTTAACAAAAAGAGTGATCTTTCAAATCCCGTAATAGAAAATGGTGTAGTCGTTTCCTCACCACTATATTCTAAAGAAAAATTCTTGGACATAAGGAACAGCCGGTCGACGTATGGAAGAAAAGAATTTGCCATAGATGCCCCCTACATACAAAGTAGAGACACGGCTAACTCTATGATGAACTGGCTTGCAGAAAAGATCATGGTTCCAAGAAAGTCTTTGGGTCTGAGAGTGTTCTCTTTGCCAACTTTGCAGCTGGGAGATATTGTTAGCGTAAAGTATAGCTCAGATGAAATAGATCAGGTAAGGGAGGGTGACCGCTTTGTTATTTACCAAATAGATCATTCCAGGTCTAGCGGGTCCGTAGAGACGTCAATATACTTAAGTGAGGTAAAGTCCTAATGGTTCAACCAAAAGCAAGTCAAGCTTCGAGGGTAGTCAATGTGGGGTCATCGAATACAGCGGTAAAGATCCCAGAACTTTATAACGTAGATATTAACACTGATGTTGTGCCGGAGTCTGTTCTAGAGTTTCTGCTTTTTGAGCAGATAGCTGGACAAGAGCTTCTGCTAACTTCTAGAACAGACCTTCTTAACGGGCAGAATGTTTCTTATGGAGTTATCAGTAACCTGACTGATCTGCAGCTAGACTATTCTCCGTCAAACATTCTAGCCGTGCCCAACACCTTGCCAGACTTGTTTAAAGTTTATGGTCTAGTTCTTGAGAGTTACGTTCCAGTTTTGGATATAGAGTCTGGTGGGCCTCTGTCAGGCAATGAGTCCCCCAATGCATACATAGACTTGGGAGATGAGTCCACTACAAAGAATCAGCTTATCATAGAGTTTAAAAATATGCAGTCTAATTACGATGTGGAAATTCAGGTCCTTTCTTCTGGTATAATTGAAGATACCGTAATATAAAGCAAAGAGAGTTAAGATGATTACAGATAAAGGAAAAGAAATATTTGGCAAGTACCTGGTAGGTTCTGCACCAGCGTATGCTTCTTACATTGCCATTGGCTGCGGGGCTGCCCCTAACCCCAGTGGATACGAGACAACAGCCGGAGACCTTTCAGCTTGGCCCCAGAAGACTAGCCTAGACTTTGAGATGTTCAGGGTTCCGATAACCTCTAGAGGATTCGTGCAAGACGAAGATGGAAACTCTCAGGTTGTGTTTTCAGCAGAGGTGCCTACCACAGAACGATATGAAATTACAGAAGTCGGCATATTTTCTGCCTCCTCTAACCCCTCCTCTGTTGGTTACGACAGTAGAACTCTTTATGCTTTTACAAGGGAAGAGCCTTGGAAGTACCTGGAAGCGGCTCTCTTTACAGAGGATCAACCTTTAGATAATCTGTCTGCGTCAAAGGATCTGTCTCTTAGCTTTCGTGAGAACCCCGCCATTCAGACTAACGCTACTAACAGAATGTTTAGAGCCGAAAGAGTTGTTCGTTCCGAGCAATCAAGGTACTTTAACAACATGATTATGTTGTCTAGTAATTTTTCTGACTTGTCGGATTCTTCGTCAATTGCTGGGGAATGGGACTTGTCGGATCAAGATAAGATATCTCTTGCAACATCGGTAGACCTTTCCAGGAATTCTCCCCTCGACCAAATCAAGCTAGCCCTATCCGTTGTTGATGTAGATGGAACAGCTGGGGTTGCCCCAAACAGGGTAAGGGTTACCTTAGAATTCACTACGGTTAACAGTGGTGGATCGTTTAGGTTAGACTTTGAGTCAGAGGCTGGAGCTTTTTCACCCAGCAGGTATCGAGTGTTAGAGCAAAGTATCGGTGAAGGTAAGACATATGGAACATTTCTTTGGTCTGCTGTGAACAACGTTAATATTTATGCTGCGGCCGTTGATGAGTCCGGGGAAGTTATTATTGAGTCAGGAACTGACTTACCATACTACTACATTGCCTTAGACGCTATTCGTCTAGAAAACATTGGATCTAAGAATCCACTGTATGCAATGACAGGATACACTGTTATAGAGAACACGGAAAACGGTGTTGCTCGTCCCATAGTGAAGTTACCAAATACATCGGCTATGGTTGAGTTTAGGTTGGGTGTAGGAGTCTTTAATGGCTAATGGAAGAATATTACTAGGACCAGCTTCTTGGGTCGTAAACGAAGACCACGAAGTAAGCTTTAGGTATCGGGTTGTGACAAATGACTTAAACGTTAGGTCTGCATTTTCTCCGACATATGTAGTGGCCGTTCCAGCAGTTGCAGAAATATTCAACACAATAGATTATGGAATAAGCTCTAGAGCTATCGGCTCTCAAAACCTGGTAGACATCGTGTGGTCCCTGTTGCCCAGGTATGACAATATGCCTTATTACGTATTTATTAAAGCCCCTGGGGCAACAGACTTCTCTTATCTTAAATTAACTTACGAAACATCCTTCTCACACATCCTTCCAGCCTCGAGCCCCACGGGTGTCTACAATTTTACAGTGACAATGCCAACAACTGGCAAAACAGCTTTAGCAAATGCAATACTTTTTTCAGCCACAGTAACGATTTAATGGTATACTAGGAGAACTATGGCAAAGATTCCAACACCAGACAGAGGTCAGCCTCTAGATGTTTCCTACATCTACCAGATGGCTACGGCTATCAATGAGCTATCTTCTCAGGTATCGTCTCCTACTTACAAGTATGCTTCTGTTGACACTTCGAGTGGAACCCAGAACAGTCTGATCTCAAACACAAAGATAGTCGCTGGATCAATAGACATCTACTCAACTCTGACAGACGTGTCCCCAGGCCTTGCTATTGACAAGTCTTACTCCTTTAACACTGGGGAGTTTAAGTATCCACCGATTGTAACAGCAAGCCCAGTTCTAACTTCAAAGTCCGAAAACGGTTCAGACCTTAGCGTTACAATTAAGCAGATCACTACCTCTAGGGTTGATCTTACGGTGACATTCTTTGGAACTGGTAAGGCTGCCTTGAAGGTAAACCTTATTGCTATTGGCCTACCGCTCTAGTCGTTAGCCCCCATGCCTCCCAACCCAAAGCGCGGATACAGGACTCGAGAAGAGTATAACGAGGCATCTGTGATACCGGGGAATAAAAAAGTATACTTCTTAAACGGTAAGCTGGTCAGGGCTTATCACATCAATAGGTCTAATGGCATAATGTCTGTCTACAACATAATCGATGACCAAATAGAGAGCTGCCTTATTAGTGATTTTAAAAAGAATCGTGAGAAGGCATACACTGTAGGTGAAACCGCAGACTTAGTGAACAGACATAAGAAGTACATGCCATCGCTGATGAAGCGTGAGGAGATCCCCAGGCCTACGGGAAGTCAAAAAGGTGGGGCAACAGGCTGGCAAGTGAGAAGTTATTATTCAGAGTCACAAGTAAAAGAGATACGAGACATTCTTGCATCTTATCATATGGGTAGGCCAAGAGGTGACGGCCTCCTTACGAACAACATAACACCTACGGCTCCAGAGTTGACAAGGCGCATGGGGCATGGTATGCTTACATATACCAAGACAGAAGATGGAAGATTTATTCCTACTTGGTCGGAGAGTATTTAAAGACATTTGGGTATTGCATGTCTTCCAGATCTGTGGTACTATGTATTACAATAAGTTCTATGAGAGGGACATTATGGAAATCGAAAGTACAAAAATAACGGTAGCATTGGGGTATACCCTAAACCTAGGTAACTTTCAATCATTGAGAGTAGACATTGGAGTAACAGACTCCAAGCGTGACGGAGAAAATACTGACCAAGCCTTCGATCGGATTTACGCATTCGTAGAAAGTAAACTTGGAGATAAGGTTGCTGAGGCATCCCAGGAGCTAGAGACTAAGTAATGGCAGATCGCAAGGAGAGGTTCTCCTTGCTCAGCCGCTACAGCAAGCATCATACTGCACGTTATGAGCAAAGACCTCAAATCAACCTAAACGTAGAACAGTGGGCAGCCGATGCCCTAATTGAGTCATACACTTTACAAGGATGCTATGACCTGCTAGAATATTATTTCGAAGTAGCTCAGAATCCAGCGTGGAAGTATTTTGCCAACTATGCGCAAGATATAATTTCAAAGCGTGACCAGTACAACCAAGATCTAATCGACAGGAAGCAGCGCAGAGCTGCAGCGAAGAAGTGGTTAAGTGAGTAATACAGAGTCTAAACTAATATCAGCCGTCCTAGAGGATAAGCAGGTGCACGTTTTGCTACAGGCAAACGTGGACAACCTTCTCCGTACCCATAAAGACATCTGGGAGTTTATACGAACCTACTCCGAGAGGAATGGGTCCGTACCTCCAACTTCAATACTTGTAGAAAAGTTTAGGGACTTTCAGCCTGTCCCAGGAATCGGAACCACTAAGTATCACTTGGAGGAGTTGCAGGCAGAGTATCTTAATGATAGCCTAAAGGACATGATCCGAACGGCAGCATCAGATATTCAAAATGGTGAAGGCGTCAAGGTATTAGAGTCACTCATTACTGACACCTCTGCCCTAAAGAAAAACACCTCTGCCATCAGGGACATCGATGCCACAGACATCGAAGACGCTGTTGCCTATTACGAACATGTCCAAAAGCAAACTGCTCTTGGAGTACAAGGTATTAGAACGGGGCTTCCCGGATTTGACAACTATCTACCAGCAGGAATTACTGCAGGACAGCTAGGGGTGTTCCTTGCGTATCCAGGTATTGGTAAGTCTTGGTTGTCCCTATACTTTGCGGTACAGGCATGGAAGCTCGGCAAGACTCCTATGGTCGTAAGCCTAGAGATGAGTGAGACAGAAGTTCGTAACCGCGTGTTTACAATTATGGGCGAAGGCCTTTGGTCTCACAGAAAGCTTTCCGCAGGTGACGTAGAAGTTGACGACCTGAGAAGGTGGCACAAGAGCAAGCTAGAGGGCAAGCCAGAGTTTCACATCATATCAAATGACTCTGGTGGGGAAGTTACTCCATCGGTTCTTCGAGGAAAGATTGACCAGTACAAGCCAGACTTTATTATCGTTGATTACCTACAGCTGATGTCTCCTAATCAAAAATCTGAGAACGAGACTGTTAGGATGAAGAACCTTTCTCGGGAGCTAAAGCTAATGGCCATCTCTGAGGAGGTACCTATCCTAGCCATATCCTCAGCGACCCCTGACGACGTCACCAAGCTAGATACAGTTCCAACCCTAGGACAGACAGCCTGGAGCCGTCAGATCGCTTACGACGCCGACTGGGTCCTAGCCCTGGGCCGAGCTGCAAACTCCGACGTAATCGAATGCGTATTCAGAAAAAACAGAAATGGGTTTATGGGAGAGTTCCTTGTTCAGGCAGACTTTGACAAGGGGTGGTACAAGTACAAGGACTACGAAGGTGGAAGTTCTTCGTAGTAGATCTATCAATTTTCAAAGATGTCTAGTATAATATATGTATGGAAAGCTATCATCACAAGGCTATAAAGAGTTTTAGTATCAGTGGAGAGATCTACGATGACTCTGAAATAATAAGGCTGCGAGATGAATACTCTAGAGTATTGCACACAGGCATGAGAATTTCTGGATACGTTCCAAGGCTAGACATTTTAGAAGATTTCACAATAGAATACGAAGAAGCAACTCTAATATTTAAATTTAAGCTAACAATATATGGTTCATACATAGGGAAGAAAAAAAGCGAATGGGTGATGGGATTAAACAGTACAGCTCCAGTCTATACTCAGAGGAGCAAGTCAAGCGAGTTATTACGGGATCCGGCCTCACCATAGAAGGCGAAGTCGATATTGACTTCCTACTGTTCTGCCCATTTCACCCAAACCATCGAACTCCAGCTGGAGAAATTGATAAATCCAAGGGCACGTTCTTTTGTTTCTCCTGTCACAAAGTCGCAGACTTAACAGAGTTTGTTATGCACACAACCGGAAGGACTTACTTCGAGTCCGCTAGGTTTATTAAAAGTAAAGAGACTGAGACTAACATAGAGGCAGAGGTGCAGAGGGCTCTTACAGAGCGACCAGAGTACGTGCCTTTCGATGAGGTTACTATTCAGCGCCTTTCTCAGCAGGCACTAGATTCCCCAAGGGCGGTCAACTATTACCTTGGCAGGAATATATCTAAAGAGTCCATGGAAACTTTTAAGCTTGGGTTTTCGGAGAAGCAAGACATGGTCACGATACCTGTGCATGCCCCCAACGGGATGGCTGTAGGTTTTGTTGGTAGGTCTATAGAGGGCAAAGAATTTAAGAACACCCCAAAACTTCCTAAAGGCAAAGTCCTGTTCAACCTGCATCGCGTAAAAAACGCAGATAAGATTTATGTTGTGGAGTCCTCATTTGATGCGATAAGATTACATCAATGTGATTTTCCAGCGGTAGCTACGTTGGGATCAAATGTATCCAACATACAAACAGACCTACTACAAAAATACTTCAATAACGTAATAGTTATTGCTGATAATGATGAAGCAGGCGGAAACATGAAAGACAGGATAATTAAAAAACTTGGCTCTAGAGTATCCGTAATACAGTTAGAAAAGCAATACAAAGATATAGGCGATATGTCAGATAACGATATAAGAAACTTAGAGTATTCGTTTGACAAATCAATAGCCAGCATGCTAACATAATACATACAAACAAGGAGAACAAAACATGAGCATTACAAGAGGACTAAAAGACATCAACGCACTACTAGACAAGCCGAAGTATGAATCTAACGGAGAGAAGGTTCGATGGCTTAAGCTTGTAGACGGACAGTCAGCAAAGATTCGATTCATCGAAGAGCTGGACGAAGAGTCCGCAGGTTACGCCGAGGGCAGGGGTCTTGCAATCGTCGTTAAGGAGCACACAAATCCAAAGGACTACAAGCGCAAGGCTTTGGACACCATGGACTCTGAGGGTCGTGACTGGGCAGAAGAGATGAGCCGCAAGGATCCTAAGGCAGGCTGGAAAGCCCGTCTACGCTTCTACTGTAACGTCCTTGTGGATGACGGTCTCGAGCCTCCATACGTTGCTGTGTGGTCCCAGGGTGTCGGCAAGCAGTCGGCATTCAACAACCTTAGAGAGTACGCTTTGGAAACTGGCAGTATCTCTAACATGTCATGGAAGATCAAGAGAAACGGTCAGGGAACAGAGACTAGCTACACCCTGATCCCCACAGCACCAGACTCTGAGCCATTCGACTGGTCAGGACATGAGCCTTTCGATTTGGAGAAGGTCGTAAGACACGTACCTTATTCAGAGCAGGAAAGTTTCTACCTTGGGTTTGACGGCCCATCCTCTGTAACTGCAACCAACATAGACTGGTAATTTATATTAGGAGGGGTGGCCACTCGCTGCCCCTCCTTTTACACGCCCCTATTGACATCACGCGCTCACTGTGCAATAATTATTGTACGCATAACAGAGGATCTTAATGAGCTACAACGGCCTGCACGTTCACACACACTACTCGCTCTTTGACGGGATTGCTACTCCTCAGGAGTATGTTGACCGTGCCAAAGATTTGGGCATGTCTGCCATTGCTATTACAGACCATGGATCCCTTTCTGGACACAGAGAGTTTTATCGTATGGCTAAGGACAAGGGGATTAAACCTGTCCTTGGCGTAGAGGCCTACATCACAGCCGATAGGTTCGACCAACGAGGTAACGATGCTCGCGACGGATTACTAGACTTAGTTTACAACCACGTAATTATTCTTGCAAAGAATAAGGTTGGGCTTTACAATTTAAACAAGCTAAACGAAATTGCTTGGACAGAAGGTTTCTTCAAGAAGCCACGTATTGACTACGAGGTGTTAGAGAAATATGCGGAAGGCCTAATCGTTCTTTCCGGATGCCTCTCTGGTGCTCTAGCAAAAGCTATTGAGGCAGAAGAGCTTGCGGAAGCAAAAACTATTATTGAGTGGCACAAGAGGGTCTTCAAGGACGACTACTACATTGAGGTTATGCCACACAACGGGGAGGCTGTTAACAAGCAGCTTCTAGCTTTGGCAGACCAGTACAACGTAACCCCAATCATCACCCCAGACTGTCACCATGCTGATGCGGGGCAAAAAGAAATTCAGGAGCTTAAGCTTATCCTTAACAGCTACTCTAATAAAGTACAGAAGGATGTTACTTACAACAAGTCTTTAAAGCATGACAGCCTAATGGATAGACTAGATTACCTGTACGGCGAACGCCAAATATCATTCGCTAAGTTTGATATTCATCTTCTATCTGATGAAGAGATGCGTTCTGCTATGGTTTCACAAGGTGTTGACCGAGAAGACATGTACACTGCAACCCAAGAAGTTGCCGATAAGGTTCAGGACTACGAGATAGAAGACTACGCAGACTTGCTACCGGTTCAGTACCAGGATCCTAATGGCGAGCTGAGGATGCTGGCTGAGCAGGGGCTCAAGAAGCGTGGCGTTGATTCCCAAGAATATCGTGATAGGTTAGACGAAGAGCTTAAGGTTATTCAGGACAAGAACTTTGGTCCATACTTTCTCGTTGTTAGGTCTATGATTTCTTGGGCTAAAAAAGAGGGGATCATGGTTGGTCCTGGTCGAGGTTCTTCTGCTGGATCGCTTCTGTGTTACGCATTAGAGATTACAGACATTGACCCCATCGTTCATGGATTGCTCTTCTTTAGATTCATTAACCCTGAGCGTAGCGACTTCCCAGACATCGACACCGACATCCAGGATTCTCGAAGAGAAGAAGTAAAGGACTACCTTGTAAGGCAGTACAAGCACGTGGCATCCATTGCTACTTTCTTGCAGTTCAAAGATAAGGGGGTAGTCAGAGACATCGCCAGAGTCCTTCATATACCTCTTACAGACGTCAACAAGGTCCTAAAGGTTATTGATACGTGGGAAGACTATTGCCGATCCCGTCAGGCCGAATGGTTCAGAGAGAAGTACCCAGAGATTGAGGTCTATGGAGAGCAGCTACGTGGACGAATTCGTGGGACTGGCATACACGCAGCTGGTGTTGTGACGTCAAAGCAGCCTATCTTCAAGTTTGCCCCTATGGAGACTAGGGTCTCTCCTGGAACTAAGGAGAGAATCCCTGTGGTAGCCGTAGACATGACCGAGGCAGAGCGTATTGGTCTAATCAAGATCGATGCTTTGGGCCTTAAAACTCTATCAGTCCTAAGAGACACCCTAGACATAATAGAGGGGCGTCACGGAAAGAAGATTGACCTACTAGAAATTGACATGGACGACTCCAATGTTTACAAAATGCTATCAGACGGGTATACCAAGGGGGTATTCCAGTGTGAGGCTACCCCGTATACAAATCTTCTAGTTAAGATGGGCGTCAAGAACTTCTCTGAGCTAGCAGCTTCTAATGCTTTGGTCCGACCAGGTGCCGCAAACACCATTGGTAAGGACTACATCGCTCGCAAGCAAGGAAGACAGAGCATTAGTTACCACCACAAAGTCTTTAAGGAGTTTACGGCTGAAACTTACGGCTGTGTCTTGTATCAGGAGCAGGTCATGCAGGCATGTGTATACCTAGGCGGTATGAGTATGTCTGAAGCCGACACTGTTCGTAAGATTATTGGAAAGAAGAAAGACGCTAAAGAGTTTGACGTCTTCAAGGATAAGTTCGTAAAGGGTGCATCTAACTACCTAAGCCCTAATGCTGCACTAGACCTTTGGACAGACTTCGAGGCTCACGCTGGGTATTCGTTTAACAAGTCTCACGCCGTGGCGTACTCAACTCTTTCCTATTGGACAGCATGGTTAAAGAATAGATACCCACTAGAGTTTATGTACTCTATCCTTAAGAATGAAAAGGACAAGGACGCCAGAACAGAATACCTAATTGAGGCTAAGCGTATGGGAATATCTATCAAGCTTCCTCATATCAATGATTCAGATGCTGACTTCAAGATCGAAGGTAAGGGCATCAGGTTCGGACTCACAGGCATAAAGTATATCTCAGACAACATTGCCGAGAAGTTTTTAGCAGTGCGTCCATTCAAGTCTTATAGCGACCTAGAGGCCTTCACTTCCAAGAAGGGCAGTGGTGTCAACAGCAGGTCCCTGCAGGCCCTACGGGTAGTCGGTGCAGCAACATTCGAAGACAACCCTCGTAAGGACGATGAGATTCGTGAAAACCTTTACGAGTTCCTGAACCTCCCAGAGTTTAATATATCTGTGCCACAACACTTTCACGCATTCATTAATGATGTTGAAGACTTTGACGACAAGGGATCCTTCATACTTATGGGCATGGTCAAGAGTATAAAGAGGGGACCTGGATGGTCAAGGATAGAGTTGCTAGATAAGACTGGTAGTGTTGGCATCTTTGACGACGAGCAGACGACTATAGAACCAGGGAAGACCTATCTATTACTAGCAAGTGACAACAGAGTTCTTAATGCGATACAGATTGACGACATTGGTAAGGTGGAGTCATCACTAATTAAATACTTAAACTACAAGACTCTTCCTTTTAAGGGTGATGAGATGTATGTTGTGTCGTTTAAATCACGGGTAACGAAGGCAGGAAAGAAAATGGCATACCTAACCCTTGCAGATACCGCCAGAGAGCTTCACCCCGTAACGGTGTTCCCAACCCAGTTCTCAAAGGCTTACATGAAAATAAAAGAAGGCAGCTCGTATGTCTTCAGCTTCGCAAAAACAAAAGATGGAACAATAATTATGGAGGACGTACATGACAACAATTGATGAGGCTCTAGCTTTATTAGATCCAAAGTTACGAAAGAAGGTGGCACCAGCGGTGGGAATCAAGACAGAGTTTCAGAAGACTCCTAGCCCAGGTCTTAATAAGGCCTTGGGTGGTGGGTTTCCGTATGGCAGACAGGTTCTTCTTTGGGGGAGCAAGTCTAGCGCCAAGTCTTCTCTGTGTTTGCAGACAATCGGGTTGGCACAAAAAGAAGGAAAACTTTGTGCTTGGGTTGATGCAGAGATGTCATACGATGCAGAATGGGCTGAGAGGCTAGGGGTAGACCCCACACAGCTGATTTACTCAGAGGCAAGGAGCATCAACGACATGGTAGATGTTGTCGTAGCCCTGCTGCATGCAGGCGTAGACATGATTGTGATAGATAGTATAAGCTCTCTTCTTCCAGCGGTATACTTCGAGAAAGACTCTACAGAGTTAAAGCAGCTGGACAACACTAAGCAGATTGGGTCAGAGTCAAAGGACCTAAAGCATGCTTGGATGATGATTAACTATGCGAATAATCAGGAGAAGCCAGCTCTGATTGTTGCTATCTCTCAGGCTAGGAATAACATTACAGCAATGTATACTCAGTCTATTCCAACTGGAGGTAATGCAACTCAGTTCTTCTCCTCAACTATCGTAAAGCTGTTCTCATCCTCGTCTGATGGTCAGGCCATTAAAGGCAAGATTCAAGTTGGAGACAAGCTTATAGAACAAAAGCTAGGTCGGACAGTTCGCTGGGAGGTTCAAAACTCTAAGACCTCTGCACCAGGAGAGTCTGGAGAGTATGGGTTTTACTATAAGGGAGACCTTATTGGAATCGATGTTATTGGAGACCTTGTAGATACGGCAGAGATGGTGGGCTATGTGGAGCGTACAGGTGCTTGGTACATCCTTCCAGACGGTACAAAGGTTCAGGGAAGAGACGCGTTCGTAAAGCGTGCCAGAGAGGACTCTGCCCTTCAGCAAGAGCTTAGGGACAAGGTCAATGGGCTCTAGCCGATACAGCACATACACCGGAAAGTTTAACTGTCATGTATGCAAGGACCCCGTGACCTCACTTAGGCATTATCCAGAGGTAACGGAACTTACTTGGATGTGTGGACAAAACCACCTAACTAAGGTACAATTAACTATAAAGAAAACAAAGAGAGACTATGAGCGAGAGATCTGAGTCCAAGAGAATTGGTGCTACACAGCACAAAAACTCTGGAAGAAATAACAAGAAGGGCGATGCCACTTGGCAAAACTTTGTTGTTGACTTTAAAGAATATCCAAAGGGTATGCGAATAGACCAAGACATCTGGGCAAAAGCAGTAACAGATGCCATGAAGTCAAACGCAGACCCAGCACTCGTCTTAGTAATGGGCGACGGTAACCGCAAGACAAGATTAGCTATCATAGAGCTATCACTACTAGAGCAGCTATTGGAGAATCAAAAATGAAAACACTATTTCTAGATATAGAGACTACACCTATCCTTGCTTACACGTGGGGACTTTGGGATCAGAATATTAGTATCGGACAAATCGTAAAACCTACGGAGATGTTGTGCTTCGGTGCAAGGTGGGGAGATAAGAAAAAGGTTGTGTTTAAGTCTTTGCATCATGACGGTAAAGAAGAAATGCTTAAGGAGCTTCATTCCCTGATGCACGAGGCTGACGTCATGGTTGGTTGGAACTCTACAGGGTTTGACCATAAGCACATTAATCGAGAGTTCCTAGAGAACGGACTGCTTCCTCCTTCACCAACAAAAGACTTGGACCTCATGTCTGTCACCAAGGCAAACTTTAGGTTTCCGTCAAACAAGTTGGATTATGTTGCGCAAGCCCTTGGTGTGGGTTCCAAGGTTAAGCACTCAGGGTTTTCGCTATGGTTGGACTGCATGGCCGGCGATGAAAAGGCTTGGGTAGAGATGAAAAAGTATCAGATCCAAGACGTGAACCTGCTACTGGATGTTTACGATAAGTTACAGCCATGGATTAATACACACCCAAACCGTGCGCTACATGATGGGGTAGAAGAAGGATGTACAAACTGTGCGTCCTATGCCCTCATACCAAGCGGTGAAGTCACAAACTCAACAGCAACTTATCAGCGATACCAGTGCATGGATTGTGGTAAGTGGTTGCGAAGCACTAAAAGCATGACATCTGCCACGATCACCTCAGCATCCTCCTGATGGTGTATAATAGAGTAAAGGTATAATATGGAAACCAGTAACCAAGACAGAAGCACACTAGAGCAGATCAATGGGTTGGCAGAGATAGCAGACTTCATGCAAGATGAAGAGCTAACCTCAGCACTTGTAATGGTTGCTAAGATAATTATTAAGCCAGATATTCCACTTCCAGTGGCAACTATTGAGATTGTAAGGCTGCAAGCAATTGCAGCTAAGATGTCACTTAGGGCCACTTGGATGGTAAACGTAGATAAGGGAGATAGAGCGAAGAAGAATATATACTTCACTGCAGCAGAGTCTATTAACAGTCTTGTAGCAGCGTTAAAATATATTATTCGCTAGTATTAATATGGTAAGCAATTTATTAAGTCAGATAATGATAAAGGCAGCAGCTAATAGGTCCTTCTTGGACCACGATGCCCTCATCGACAAGATAAGAACCGGTTACACAGTAAAGCGTGTTGACAAGTTCCAGACAAAGAAAAGCTTTGCACCTAGCACCATTGCCTTTTCTCATGGGGAGTGCCCTAGATATTGGTACTTAGCTTTCAATGGTGCGACCTTCGCAGACAATGCGGATGCTTACGGTGGAGCTAATATGAACTCCGGTACCAAGGCTCACGAGCGCATACAGGAAGCCATGGGGAACGTGGACGACTTCTTAATTGACTCTGAGTTTAAGGTAAAACATGATGACCCACCAATTTTTGGTTACGGGGATGTCATGCTGAACTGGGAAGGCAAGGATCTCTTAGGAGAGATCAAGACCATGCCCATGGAGGGGTTCGAGTATAGAAAGAAAACTGGTAAGGCAAAGGCTGGTCACATCATACAGCTTCTTCTTTACATGAAGATCTTAAATAGAACTGAAGCAGTTCTTATTTATGAAAACAAAAATAATCACGAGTTACTGATCATACCAGTACAGATAAGTGATTATTACATTAAGTGGGTTAATGCAGCTTTTGATTGGATGAGGTCAGTTCGGAAAGCCTGGGAAGATCAAACTCTTCCACAGAAGAACTACAGATCTAATTCAAAGATTTGCAAGACGTGTCCTATCCAGGCCGCGTGTGCAGAGGCTGGTCAGGGAGATATCAAACTACCGTCCCTGGAGCCCTTAGATGAACCAAAAACATTGTAAAAGATGTGGTAACTCTTTTGTTACTGGCATATCTTACCAGATATACTGCTCCGCAGAATGTCGGGAGGAAGCCACAAAAGAAAAGATATCAGAACGATACGCCATTGTAAAAAGAAAAAAGAGGGCAAAGAATTTAAAGACCTGCAGGTCTTGCCCTACAAAGCTTTCTGTATACAACGAAGACTCAATATGTTCTACGTGCGCTATCGACCCAGATATCGTATCCAAGACGTTGCGTGAGCTAAAGGGGATGTCCAATGGTAAACCTATCAGCGATGAATCCTAAGCCACAAAGAGTTTGCTCAATTGACGCAAGTACCAATAGTATGGCATTCGCTATCTTTGATGGACAGACCTTAACGCACAGCGGAAAGATAAACTTTAAAGGTGTAAGCACTTACTCTAAAGTTTCTGACTCTGCAAAGAAGTGTGTATCGTTCTTTAAACTATTTGACATAGACGCTATAATCATTGAGCATACTGTATTTATTAATTCACCAAAGACTGCCGCAGACCTAGCTCTTGTGCAGGGTGCCATGCTCGGCGCAGCAGCCCAAAACGGAATCCGGATTGCTGGATCAATTAACCCAATCACTTGGCAGATATATCTTGGAAACGGCAAGCTAACAAAAGAAGAAAAGCTTGGGATACAGGCAGAGACCCCAAACAAGTCTGCCTCCTGGTACAAGAACCGTGAACGTGAGTTTAGGAAACAAAGAACTATTAACGTTGTTAATATTATTTATGATAAGTCCGTAACAGATAATGACGTAGCCGATGCAATAGGCATTGGTCATTACGCAATTAATAATTGGGGAAAGGTTGACAAGTAATATGTCCTCTGCTAAACTATATACATCAGAAAACTGGTTGCGCAAGCGATACCACACAGACAAGAAGAGCCCCGAGCAAATCGCAAAAGAGTGTGGAGCAAGCGTAGAAACTATATACGTCTACCTAGCAAAATTTGGATTAAGGAAATCACGCAGATGAGTGTGCAAACAGAACAAGATATTGAACGGGTAGCTAATCAGGTAAAAGATATGTTAGTGGCTAAGAATCGATCCTACGGCGACTCAGCCCTACACCCCACAAGAGTCTTCTCCAAGTCAGACAACGTGGAGCAGATCTTGGTTCGTATTGACGACAAGCTATCTAGGATACAGAACGGCCATGACTGGCCAGGAGACAATGACATCGACGACTTAATAGGATATCTGGTATTATTGAAGATAGCAAAGGAGAGAGTATAATGGCTAGACGTAAGCGTTCAAGCGTAGTTCACCACAGCATCTTTGAGACAGAGCCTAGCTTTGAGATCAACGGGTTTGTTATAAGCGCAGGAGATACTGTAAAGGTTAGAGGAGAGTATGGGTCTAAGTTTAAGGTTCGAGGCCTCACCACTAATACAGAGACTGGCAGCACATGGATAGATGTTTTTGAGTTAGTCCGAGGAATCCCTTGTCAGTTTAGAGCATTTAAGATTGATAGAATTAAGAGAGTCCCACAGAGGGGTAAGAGGGCGAAGCGTGTCAACCCCTGAGGATCAGCTAGTAGAACACTTAGACATCGTTAATAAGGTTGTCGAGAGGTACTTGTCTGGATCGGAGCCAACCCAGATATCTAAAGAGCTAGCTATGCCTAGGCAAAAGGTGGTGGGTTATCTAAACGAGTGGCGAGCCATGGCTTCAGACAACGCTGCTATTCGTGCTAGAGCTAAGGAAGCTCTTGTCGGTGCAGACACCCACTACAGCAAGCTTATCTCAAAGGCTTATGAAGTAATCGACGAGGCAACCATGGTGGCAAACCTGGGAGCTAAGACTGCAGGTATCAAGTTGGTAATGGACCTAGAGCGAACCAGAATAGACATGTTGCAGAAAGCCGGTCTTCTTGAGAACAAGGAGCTAGCAGAAGAAATGGTAGAGATCGAAGAGCGCCAGCAAGTCTTAATACAAATTCTAAAGGATGTCGCGTCTGAGCACCCAGAGATTCGAGATAAGATTATGAAGCGTCTGTCCCAGGCAACCAAGCCAGGAGAGACCATTACGATTGTGAACGAATAATGTTTGATGATTTCTTAGAGGCGCTGCAAGATAGCCCATTCGAAGAGGTTCCCGTAGACGCCAAGACCTTTGTTGAGGGAACTGACTATCTTGGTCAGCCGACCTTATCCCAGAGTCAGTATGACATTGTGGAAGCTATGAGTCAGATCTACAGAAAAGAAGACCTCGTAGAGCTTATGGGTTTTGAAGAGGGCACTCGCTACTATAAAAAATATACCAAGAACGAAGTTATCCTCCAGCTGGGAAAGGGTAGCGGAAAAGACTTTACCTCTACAGTTGCCTGTGCATATATCGTGTACAAGCTTCTTTGCTTAAAGGACCCCGCAAGATATTTTGGAAAGCCCGGCGGAGACGCCATCGACATTATTAACAT